AACGCCGGTATTCCGGCCTACCTGGCCAACTACGTCGATCCTGAACTGATCCGCGTCGTTGTCACCCCGATGAAGGCTGCGACAATCTTCGGCGAAACCAAAAAGGGCGACTGGACCACGCTGACCGCGCAGTTCCCTATCGTTGAATCGACCGGCGAAGTCAGCTCTTACGACGACTACAGCAACAACGGCTCGATCAACGCCAACGTCAACTGGGTGCCGCGTCAGAGCTACGGCTACCAGACCGTGACCCGCTGGGGTGAAAAAGAGCTGGAAATGTACGGCCTGGCCCGCATCGGCTATGCCGCAGAGCTGAGCGTGTCCAGCGCGCTGATCCTGAACAAGTTCCAGAACAAGTCCTACTTCTTCGGCATTTCCGGGCTGCAGAACTATGGCCTACTGAACGATCCGAGCCTGAGCGCACCGGTTACCCCGGCAGCGACCGGCACCGGCACCGGCACCACCTGGGCAACCAAGGATGGCGCGGCGATCTACGCGGATATCAGCAGCCTGCTGTACGCCAAGCTAATCAGTCAGACCAAGGGCCTCGTTGAGCGTGACACGCCGATGAAGCTCTGCATGTCGCCGTCGGCCGAGGTCAACCTGACCAAGACCAACCAGTACAACGTCAACGTTTCGGATCAGTTGAAAAAGAACTTCCCGAACCTGACCGTTGAAACTGCCGTCGAGTACAGCACCGCTTCCGGCGAGCTGGTTCAGCTGATCATCGAAAACCTCGATGGCCAGGACACCGGCTACTGCGCCTTCACCGAGAAGATGCGTGCCCACCCAGTCGTCACCGATCTGTCTGCCTGGAAGCAGAAGAAGTCCGGCGGCACCTGGGGTGCAATCATCAAACAGCCTCTGGCTATCGCTCAAATGTTGGGGGTCTGAATCATGGCTGACACAGTAGTAGTGGGTTGCAAGCTGCCGCATGGCCTGGAAACAACCATCGGCGGCAAGACCGTCGTGCTGAACGGCGCCAACTCGGCGACCATCATCGGCGGTTACGGCCTGACAGATGGCGTGGACAAGGCTGGCTTCGACGAGTGGCTCGCTACCTACGCGGACGCTCCATTCGTAAAAAATGAATTGGTGTTCGCGCAGGCCAGCACCAAGGAAGCGGCCAAGCAGGCCGAGAACAACGCCGCCGAGAAAACCGGCCTCGAAGGTCTCGACCCGAACAAGCCAGCCCCTGGCATCGAGCCTGATCCCGACCAAAAACAGAAGGCTTAACCCATGGGTATCGTCGTCTTCGACGTGGCGAGCTTCAGGGTCCGCTACCCGGAGTTCGCGACGGTATCTGATGCGTTGCTTGGCGCCTACTTCGACGAAGCCACCATCTACCTCAATAACACCGAGTGCAGCCCGGTCACCGACTTGGCCAAGCGTTCGCTGCTGCTGAATATGCTGGTGGCGCACGTCGCGGCGCTGAATGCCGGTGTCAATGGTCAGACCGCGTCGCCATTGGTGGGCAGGGTCAACAGCGCTACAGAGGGCTCTGTGTCGGTCACCACTGACATGGGCGTCGTCTCTGGCTCCGCTGCCTGGTTCATGCAGACCAAATACGGCGCGGCCTACTGGCAAGCCACTGTCAATCTGCGGTCCTTTCGCTATGTTCCTGGCCGGTCATTCCCGGCCCGAGGGTATTGAGATGGCCGACGGTGGATTCAGTGGTGGTGAGGCTCTTCAGAAATATCTGGAGAGCATCTCCGAAAGCATGGCCAAGGCAAGCGGACTTAAGGTCGGCTTCCTTGAAGGATCGACTTATGACGACGGCACGCCTGTACCCGTGGTTGCCGCCGTCAACGAATTCGGCGGAACAATCGACATCCCTGAGCGCAAACAGGACTTGCACTTCAAGTACGACGAGCGCACAGGCGATGTCGGGCACCGCTTTGTCAGGGCGAACAAGGCCAATTTTGTGCAGTCGGTAACCGTTCCTGCGCACAAGATAACCATTCCGCCCCGACCCTATTTCCGCAACATGATCGCAGCCAAGTCGCCCGAGTGGGGCGAGGAACTCGGCAAGTTGATGGTCAGGTTCGACTATGACGCGAGTGATGCTCTGGCGCAGATGGGCGAGCGCATCAAGGGGCAGCTGCAAGACTCCATCGTAGCCCTGCGCGACCCGCCCAATGCGGCGTCAACGCTTAGACAAAAGGCTGGCAGCAACCCGCTGGTGGATACAGGTCACATGCTGGCCAGCGTCGATTATGAGGTGGGCGAATGAATCTCCACTCCATAGTCTCTGGCGCCATCGGAACCGTGAACCCATTCACCGCTGGAGTCATGAAGGTCAGCACCGGCTACACGACCCTGCCATCTGGCAAGCGCGAGCCCGCCTTCAGCGAGACACCGGTCAGCGTTCAGTTGCAGGCCCTTGGCTATAAGGACCTCCAGCAGATTGATGGCCTGAACATTCAGGGCGTAGTGAAGGCGGCCTACGTCAATGGCAATTTCAACGGCGTGAACCGCCCCAAGCAACAAGGTGGCGACATGCTGGTGATTGGCGCAGACACCTGGCTCATCGTCCAGCCGCTCGAAGAATGGCCGGACTGGTGCAAATTTGTGGTTAACCTGCAGGCGCCCAAATGATTGCCGTCAACGTTACCGAAGAAGACCTGATGACCGCCATGCGCGGTTTTTTAATGTCCGCGTTTCAGTGCGAGGTCGTGCAGGGCCAGGACAACGGCGTGCCAATGCCGAACGGGACATTCATCGAAATGACCACGTTGCGCATGCGCGACCTGTCCACAAACAAGACCACGTACGACTCGGCCAATAGCCTGATCAAGAACACCCGATCCAGCGAGTGGGCTGTGCAGCTCGACTTCTACGGCGAGCCATCCATGGAGATGTGCAACACCGCCGCAGGTCTGGCGCGCACCGATTACGCCTGCCAGCAGCTCAAGGCGACCGGCGTTGATATGGCCCCCCTGTACGCGGGCGAGCCTCGGCAAACCTCAATGATCAACGGCGAGCAGCAGTACGAACCCCGCTGGACGCTGGAATTCATCACACAGTTCAACCCCGTCATCACGACACCTATGCAGTTTGCCGACTTCGCCAGCATCAAGCTGGTGGAGGTCGACACCGAATACCCACCCGAGGATTGACTCAATGACTATCCCAGCTTCACAGATCACACAGGTCAATCCTGGCGTGCTGTCCGCCGCAGGCTCTGCGGTAGACCTGAATGGCGTTATTCTGACGCACAGCCCGTGCCCGCCAATCGGCTCCGTTCCAGGCTTTGCCCTGGCTGACGACGTGGGCGCCTATTTTGGCTCGGCATCCCCTGAAGCGGCGCTGGCGCAGATTTACTTCAATGGTATCGACGGCGGCACCAAGACGCCGGGTCAGCTGTATTTTGCCCAGTACCCGGCCACCACGGTCTCCGCCTACCTGCGCAGTGGCTCGCTGGCATCAATGACCCTGACCCAGCTCAAGGCCATCACTGGCAGTCTGACAGTGACAATCGACGGTCTGGTGAAGACTGCGGCGAGTATCGATCTGTCCACCGCCACCAGTTTCAGCGCTGCTGCTGCCTTGCTGGCGACCGCCCTGTCCGTGGCCGTCACGTTCGACTCGACCAAATCTGCATTCATTGTCGCTTCGCCAACTACTGGCACCGCATCGACCATCAGCTTTGCAACCGGCACAGCATCCGCCAGCCTGCTGCTGACCAGTGCGACCGGCGCCGTAACGTCTCAGGGCGCAGCGGCGGCCACTCCGTCGTCATTCATGGATTCGCTGGTTCTGACCACTCAGAACTGGGCGGCATTTATGACCACCTGGGAGCCGGTGACAGCTGATAAAAACCTGTTCTCGGGCTGGGCATCGAGCAAGGGCGACCGCTACGCCTACGTCGGCTGGGACAGTGACGTCAACGCCAAGGCTGTCGGCAATACCACAACCTGGGGCTATTACCTGCAATCGACCAAATCGAGCGGCTCCATCCCGATCTTTGGTGATGCAACTCACGCCGCGCTCACCTTGGCCTGGGCGGCATCGCTGGACTTTGACCGCCTCAACGGCCGGTCAACGCTGGCTTTCCGCTCTCAGGCTGGGCTTGTTGCGTCCGTGACCAACGCCACTGACGCGAACAACCTCAAGACCAACGGATACAACTTCTACGGCGCGTACGCGACAGCGAAGGAAGGTTTCACCTTCATGTATCCGGGCTTGATCTCGGGAAAATGGGCGTGGGCTGACTCGTTCGTTAACCAAATCTGGCTGAACGCCAATCTGCAGTCCTCTCTGGTCCAGTTGCTGACCGGCACCGGGTCAATCCCATACAACGCCGACGGCTACGGCTTGATCGAGACCAGTTGCGCAGATCCGATCAATGCGGCGCTTAACTTCGGCGCCATCCGCAAAGGCA